CAGTCGACATCGAACCGCCGCAGCCTCGTGCAGTACATCCACCCCGACGGTGTGAAGAGCTGCCAGGTCATGATGGGCGTCACCTCACTGCACGAGGGCAGCATGTGGAACACCATGCCCGCCCACACCCACGAGCGCCAGCCCGCTAGTGATCAACGCTGCGTCCTGGTCGATCACGCCGCGTACGGTCATGAACACGCCAAGGCCGATCGAGGCGACGTATCCGATCAAACGGACGATCTCTGCAACTGTCATAGCAATTCCTCTCGTGTGGGCGGTGTGAGCCCGTTCTTATAGATGTAGTCCTGTAGCCCTCTGATGTACTCCCAGTCGGCTTGCTGCTCGCGTTCAAGCACATCGACGCGGTCTTCGAGCTTGTGCACCCGCACCGCGAACCACGATCCGACAATCACGGTGAAGATCGTGAGTGCGGCACCGAGGCCTGCGTTCATTAATTCCATGGTTCTCCCGAACGGTTGATGAGGTCGAGCATCCAGGCGTATAGCTCAACGAATGTCACGAGCTGCTGCCACGCCCACCAGGTGGCCGCGACGCAGACGAGCGCGATCGCGGCCACGATGATGAGCAAAGCAACGTCTCGCATGGTCACGGCAGTTGCAACACGAGGCCGGGGAAGATGACGTTCGCATCCTGTATCCCGTTGAGCTGTTGGAGCGTCTGCCACGTGGTGCCGTGCCGCTGAGCGATACCGTGCAGGGTATCGCCACGAACCACCGTGTACGTCGAGGCTGGTGCCGCGGGGGAGGCGCTGCCAACAACCGGGCGATCTGGATGCCTTGTTGTCGTCCTTCACCAGGTGCGGGGTCTGACCGTTCACCTTCGTGACCGTGTATCTGCCCGCGGGCATCACCCGCACCTTGTTCACCAGCTGCTCGGCATCGTTCGCGGTCTTGTAGTTCCACCACTCGTCGATGTCGATCTGCTTGCCAACGTAGCTGGCAGCGTCACCACCAAACGACGGCGGGTCAGCTTGCCCGTTCACGCGGGCGGCGATCGCGTTGTACAGCTCCCGCCACTCGGCACCACCGTCTGCTCGCAGCCTGGTCGGGCAGTCCTTCCCACTCCAATGATTGTGCTGCACCACGTTCGAGAGCGGGATACCCTCAGACGTAACGATCTGAGCAGCAAGCTCCACAAGGTTCTGCTTGCACGCCGCCCAATCAATACCCTCGTGGATGCACGTTTCGATCGAGATCGAGTTGAGGTTCCCATCGCCGGAACCATCGCCCGCATGCCAGAGCTGGAAGTCGTGAGTGAACGACTGCACCGCCTCGCGATCGTCAACCTGCCAATGCCACGCCACCTCTGAAGGGTTCGGGCGTGATTGAAGGTTCGCGTGCGCGGCCGCGTTCGCGCCAGGTGACGGGTTGCCGGTCTCGTGGATCGTGAGATACCGCTTCTTGTTATTCCTACCGAAGCTGTACGCCGTGTCTCCTACGAGCTGCTGGCGAATTGAGAGTGTCATTATTCTTCCTTCTGATTGATGAGTGAGAGAAACCATGTGTCACGGAGTGTGGGTGATGGAAGCCCAACGGGTGGCGAGATCCGAGGCCGTGACCCGCAGACCGTGTCGGGTCTCGCCCTGGAACTCGGTAGCCTGCGCCGTGAACAGCTCGACACCGTTACGTCGCACAGCAAGATCAGCTCCATCCATCACGAGGTCGATCACATCGCCCGCCGTGATCGCGCCCGCAGCACGACCGAGACGTATAGAAGAGCCAGCAACACGCTTCCACAAAGCGATTCCATCCCCGGAATTAAGGAAAATGTTGTTGTTGATGTCCTGGCATCTGGCAGCGATACCAGCGCCAGACGAGAACACTGTGCCCGCCACTATCCTGATAAGACCATCAGAAGCGCCCGAATCAACCCAAGCGATAGACCGATTCCCACTACCGCCGGCCGATATTAGACGCGCTTCATTGCTCTCAACACCCCACTGTGTGTTCCCCACTGTCCCAAATATTTGCCAGGGTTTACCGCCAAGCGTCGAGCCGAGCATCGCTGCGTCGGGGCGTGCGAAGTTGTCCGAAAAACCGTAGGTAGGGAGTTTCGGTAGGTTCGCGCCCTGGTCTGGTGCGCCAGGAATACGGTATACACGAATCGGTGTTGCCATTAGATAAGTCCTCTCATGAGTAGATGACGGTGCATGAAACGTGCTTGTAGCTGGTGCCCGAGCGGATTGAGATGCACTGTCTGGAATGTCACACGGAACGACGGCGGGCACGTGCCCACTGCTTGTGCGCCGAGGTCGTACTCTGTTGGCACGAATCCAGGGTCGAAACGCGTCGCGTCTTCGAGAGCTTGCGGTGAAGCGAGATAGCTGCGCACGTCACAAAACGCTTCGCCGTACTGCTGCGCGATCCAGGTATTTACTGCGTGGATGATCGTGCCGTGCGGAGTGCCTACACCTTCGACCGGGCCACGGTCGAGCATCCCCCAGATTACTAACGGCCCCAACCAGCCAGTAGTGGCCGCACGATACCAAGACAACACCTGATCGATTGTCTGCGCGCCCGCAGTGATCTGTGGCTCATTATTGATGCCCTGCCCCAGGAACAAGAGCTGACGGCGGTCAGTCGCAGTGGCACGCAGTTCGAGGCGGTCAGTAGGTATAGCCTCGCCGGGCTCCGTTAGGGTGAACATACGATCCGAGGCCGTGACCCGCGATAGCACACCACGGACACGCTGCCCATCATCGGTGAGGGCATCTACCTCGTATGGGGCAGCGTTCCCAGCCCGCCACGGATCAATATCAAGGCCACTGATCGCAACCTGGCCACTTGCCGGGATCACACCACCATCCACCACACCGCTGATAGTCAGACTCGTCAGGCGCGCTGTGATCTCTTCCGCACGCGAACCAGACAACCCCCGATTGGTGATCGGGTGCCCGACGAGAGACGAGAGCAGCGTCGACCATCGATCCGCGGCAGGATTCACAAGATCTGCACCTGCTGTAGTCGAGTCTCCTACCGCGACAGCGGGCCATACCGATACCGCAGGCGGTGCGCCTCCACCAAACGTGCTGCTCCCGTCGGTGTACATCGTGGCCGCTATCGAATCATCCTCGAACACCCAAAGCGCGGCTACGTTATCAAGAGCAATATCTGTGCGGGTTTCTACCCCGAGAGCTGCTCCCATAAGTTCGGCTTCGGCCTCGACATGAAGGCGTGCGGCGAGCGATGTGGGGCGCCCCGAGGTATCTACCTCCAGGGCTGATCGGGAACCATCCTCGAACGCCAAAGCGATACCGAGCTCGTCGCGTCGAGAGAGGACCCCCGCTTGCACCAGTTCAAGGTCAGCGACCGCTTTCACGACGGCGGTTGTCGCGCCTTCCTGCACGGCGGCACTACCAGCAACCGCGACCTCGACCATATCGGGCATGATTTCGCCAAGCGCGCCACGTGTGGCCGATCCGGGCTGACGTATCTTGTTCGCGAGCCCGGTATCGGTGGTGGAGGCTTGCTGCTCGACGTACTTGTCGAGGTCTTCGGCCATGGTCTTCAGCTCGGGGCCGAGGTTCTTTGCCTTGGTTGCACCGTCGGGGTATCGGATGCCGCCGTTTGTGATTCCGCTCATGCGGGTACTCCTTGTGTGACGTTGCCGAGGTCGGCGAGGGTGATGCCGTCGTCGTAGTCGGCCATGGTTGGGGTGTCGTGTCGCACCAGGTCGTCGATCGTGATCCCGCTCCCGGTTCCCGCTGCGGGGCCGAGCGTGGCATCGAGGTTCCAACCGCCTTGCTCCCAGGTGAGGGTGCCGCCGATGACCTGGTGCGTCACCCCGGCATCAGCGATCGGGTTGAACAGCGACCGATAGAAATACAGCGGGGTGGGCTTGTCGTACGTGTCGATCAGAAGGTCTGCAAGCGCTGCGGGGTATTCAAAGCGCCGCCAGTCGAACCGGACAGGGGGAAGTGCGAGCTTGTCGTTCAACTGGTTCACGATGTTGCGTGTTGCGTCGGCAAGGTTCTTCTGCCACGTCCACGGGTCAGTGTCGGGGAAGTAATACACGTCGGACTGCACCCGGTGAGCGACGCGGCCATGAGTTGACGGGTTGAACCGGGATGCAGCTCGTTCGACCACATGGTCAACGATCTGGTAGTCGGTTGACGGGCCAAACGTAGGCTGCACGATCTGCACAACGTCGATCGCGGAGTCTCGCGTCGAGGCGCTTTTATAGCCTTGTGGCACCGGAACACGCTGCGCATCCACCAGCACGCCACCTGTCAGGGCGAGCCTGACAGTTCCGCCTGACCAGGTGAGGCGCAGCTGTGAGGTCGGGGCGGTCGTGCCGATGCGCGTGCGGTTGGCGTGCGGATCATAGTTCACGTGCGAGACGGGGTGCATGTTGTAGAGCGACACGATATGGTCGAGCACGCTCCACCCGTCAGCGAACTTTCGTGGCCTACAGGCGTTGTATCGACCTCCGTCGGGGAATGGCGCGCTCCAGTCAATCCCACTGACGATCTGGTTTGCCCCGGCGTTCATCAGCGCCGAGACGCGCACGGGAGGCGTGTCAGTAGCCCAGTAGTTTGCTCCGTACTCCTCGACGGATGCGGGCGCGTTGCCTGGCCCCGGTAGCACTGCGTGCGCAAGCTCAGCGAGCTTGCATGAGGCTGATAGCTCCAGCACCCACACGCCTCTCCTGCGGCGTGAGATCGGGTCGGTGAGCTGGC